GTGGCACACATAAAAAAATAGCAAATGAAGTTACAGTTCCAGCTAATTCATCTGTTGATATTATAGATAAAACTAATTCATTTTATCTAGAAGAAACAGATTTAATTAGAGGTGGTGCTTCAGCAGCTTCAACTTTAGAATTTGTAGTATCATACGAAGCATTAGCAGATTAAGGAGACTAACCTATGGGCACTAGTTATCCTGACAGAACAAATGCCAGAGGAATCTGGAAATTATCTGATATTACTAGAAATATAAATACTGAAGGAACTTATCCATCTGGTGCAACTAAAATTTTATTTGGTGGTGGTGCAACACCAAGTGTTGTTAATACTATAGATTTTATAACAGTAGAATCAACAGGAAACGCCAATGATTTTGGAGATTTAACAGCAGTAAGCACACAAGGTGGTGGTGGAAATGCATCATCTTTTTCAAGAGGAATATTCGGAGCTGGAGTTACACCATCAGCTACTAATGCAATTGAATATGTTCAATTTAGCAGTACAGGTAATGCAGCAGATTTTGGGGATAAAACAAACAGTGTAACAGGATTTGCTGGAGCTTCTAATAATATTAGAGCAGTATTTGCTGGTGGATACTCTAGAACTAATGTTATGGATCACATCACTATAGCTACAACTGGTGATGCGATAGATTTTGGAGATTTAACAGTTGCTCGTGGAGGAACAGGAGCTGTTTCTAATGGCACAAGAATATTTATTGGAGGTGGAAATAATCCATCTGATAATTCTGTTAATGTAATAGATGAACATCATATTGCACAAACAGGTAATGCTGTTGATTTTGGAGATTTGGTTCAAGCAACTCAAAATCCATACTCTGGAAGTAATAACACGAGAGCAATTTTTGCTGGTGGATATCAACAAACTAGTGGTTCTGGACCTCTTTTATCAACTGCAGATACATTTGAAATGGGTAGTAGAGGTAATGCATCTGATTTTGGAGATTTATCAGAAGCAAAAGCAGGTGCTTATGGATCTTCAAGTCCTATTAGAGCAGTTCTTGGCGGTGGTTTAACACCAACAATTCTTAATGTAATTGAATATTTTACTTTTGCTACAGCAGGCACGGCTGTTGATTTTGGAGATTTAACATCAGCAAGACGAGATAATACACCTGCTGGTAATGGTCATGGAGGTCTTCAAACATTTAATCCAAGACCCCCAGAACTTTATTCACCAACAGGTACAGTTGTACCAAGAGGTGGTGGGGTTGGACAACTAGCTATTTATGCAATTGGATCAAACCCTAGTCAAACAAGTGATATGAGTTTTATTCAAATAAATACACTTGGTAATAGTCTTGATTTTGGAAATATGACACAAGCAAGATATGGTGGTGGACCAAGTTCTAGTTCAACAAGAGGATTAGCTGCTGGAGGTTATGATTCTGGAAGTAATGCTTCAAATGTAATTGATTACGTTGAAATGGCTACAAAAGGAAACGGTGCTGATTTTGGTAATTTAACTGTTGCAAGATTTAACATTGCTGGAGGAGTTAGTAATGATACAAGAGGGATTATTGGAACTGGTTCAACTCCAAGTTTATCAAACACATTAGATTATGTCACAATAGCTACTATTGGTAATGCATCTGATTTTGGAGATTTAAGTGTATCAAGATCACAAACACCAGGCACACAATCTAATACAAGAGGTATTTTTGCAGGTGCAAGGTCTCCAGGTTTTTTAAATACAATTGATTATATAACCATTGCAAGTGCAGGTAATGCTACTGATTTTGGTGATCTTTTAGCCGCTAAAGGAAGAGGTGGAGGTCTATCTTCTACTACTAGAGGTGTATTTGCAGGTGGACACGATCCAAGTAATGATCTTAATGTAATAGAATATATAACTATTGCTTCAACAGGTGACTCAACAGATTTTGGGGACTTAACAGCTGCAAGAAGACTAGATGGTTGTGGTGCAAGTAATCAAACAAGAGGTTTATTTATGGGTGGTTATGATAATCCTGCTGGTGGTTATAGTAATGTTCTTGATTACATAACAATCGCTTCTACAGGCAATGCCGCAGATTTTGGAGATTTGAATGTTGCTTCAGGAAGTGGATCTGTTCTTTGTAATGGACATGGGGGACTACAATAAGAACCTTGACAAAATTTTTTAGTGCGATATAATATATATTAATGCACGATATGTTTTTTTTACATGGATTACCTAGAGCAGGTAATACTGTTTTTGGTTCTATTATGAATCAAAATTCTGATATTGCAGTTACAGCAAATAGTATTTGTGCTGATATGATGGGTGAATTATTTATGCTTAAACATACAGATATATTTAAAAATTTTCCTGATCATAAATCTTTTGATAATGTTGCAAAATCAGTATTTAAAAATTATTATAAAGATTGGAAACAAAAATATATAATAGATAGAGCACCTTGGGGATATCCTATTAATTTAAAATTTTTAAAACAAACAAGATCTAATATAAAAATAATAGTTCTTGTCAGGGATGTTATAGAAGTATTAGGTTCATTTATTGCATGGTCAGAAAAAGAACCAACATCTTTTGTAAATCAATATGCAGCTAAAACTAGAGAAGAAAAATGTGAAATGTTGATGAGCAAAGATGGAATAATAGTAAAAGAATTAATAGGTATAAAACATTTGTTAGACCACCAACCTAAAGAAATATATCATATAGTAAAATTTAATGACCTTGTAAAAAATACAAAAAATACTATAGATGCTATATATAATTTTTTAGGTATACCAAAATTTAAACATGATTATAATAATATAAATCAATTTAAAATAAACAATATGAGTTATGATGATACAATAGTAGGTAAAGGACTACATACACTTCAAACTGGCTCTATTAATAATTATAAAGAAAATTATAATGCTTACGATATTATTCCCTCAATAATAATTAATAAATATAAACAATGTAATTTTTGGGAGGAAAATGTCAACTAAAGATTTAGTTATAAAAAAAATATCTGATTCACCTTTGGTGAAAGAAGAATATAAAGTCATGCTGGATAATATAAATAAAACTTTACCAGCTATAAAACAATCAAGTTCTAATTTTTATAAATCACATTCTCAATTTATGGGAGTAATGTTAGATGTTACAGCTATTACACCTATAAGATCAGTTAAACATACACTAGCTGAAATAGATAAAACAAGAATGGCTTTAGAAGAAGCACATCTTAAGATGATGAAAAAAGATATAGAACTTCGTCAAAAAGAAAAAGAACTTGCTAATGATGACTTTAAAGATGATTTAGCAAAAGAATTAATAGAAACTGAAATATTAGAAATTAAAGTTAATATGAATAATATTCAAAATTCTATATCTGGTGCTATTAGAAAGATGAATTTCTTTACTAATCAATATAAAAGTATTCTTAAAAAATTAGGTAAAGATGATATTACTGAAGAAGAATATGAAAAAGAAGAATCTAGATATCATGTTATGACTTGTATGAAACAAGCACTAAATGCAGCTAGAGCCAGAGGTGGGGTAATTGATGAAGGAAATTTAATTTATTTATTTGATATGGGTATTAATTCAGCACAAGCACAAGCTGAAATTTATGCTTATTTAAAAATGGAAAATAAATTAATGGATGAAGGTAAAGCACCTACACATGAAATGACTATGCAATGGCTAGAGGCATGTGCTGATAAATTCTCTGGAGATGCAAATAAATTTGCAGAACGTAGAGGCTTTAAATTATATGATGAAGAATCATTAAATACTAAACTAATAGATAATAAGGACAAAGCAAATGGCAAACAAAATAATTAAATACAACTTAACTACAGATGGAACTATTCCAACTTACATTGCAGATGGGGGATACTATCCAAAACCTAATGGGGGAACATCTCCTCAAGATTGGGATATGATTGGTGCAACTGTTGATGGATCTAATGAAACTGGATTAGGTGAACTGGCAAATGAAGCAGCAGTAAAAACTTATTTAGATAGTTATACATCTGATTGGAAAGTTACAAGAGCAGATGGCACTGAAGAAGATTTTAATCAAACTACTGCAGCAGCTGGTATTTGGGCTAAAAAAATAGATTAAGGAATTTAAATGGCGAACTACCCACAACTGGATGATTGTTCAGGCGTATGGACTTTGAAAGAAGTTAATGACGCTGTTATGGGTGGCTACTGGCGTAATGCAGGTGGTGGATCTCGTGCTATATTTATGGCAGGTAAACAACCAGCTTTACAAAACACTGTTGATTTTATCAATATGGTTACTCCAGGTGATGCAAGTGATTTTGGAGATTTAACTCAATCAAGAGCTAATAATTCTGCAATCGGTTCTTTTACAAGAGCCATATGTGCAGGTGGGGCTGCACCAGGTGTATCTAATAATATAGATTATTTTACATTTGCTTCTACAGGTAATGGAGCTGATTTTGGAGATTTACTCGCTGGTAATCAAAATTTATCTGCTGGAGGTAATTCTACAAGAGGAGTAGTTATAGGAGGCATAGCCCCAGGAAATGTTAATACACTTCAATATTTAACAATAGCTAGTATAGGAAATACAACTGACTTTGGTGATTTAACTGTAGCACGGCATGATCCAGGAACTGGAACTTCACCAACAAGAGCAGTAGTTGCTGGTGGTCAGGGTGGTTCTGACTCAAACGTAATTGATTTTTTTGAAATTGCAACGACAGGTAATGCAGCAGATTTTGGGGATTTAACTGAATCTAAAAGAGGTGTTAGTGGAACTTCATCTTCAACAAGAGGTGTATTTACTAGTGGAGCTCCAGGTTTATTTACAACAACAGAATTTGTAACAATAGCATCACAAGGTAATGGAATAGATTATGGAGATTTAACAACTGCATCAAGAAATGTTGGATTTACTTCTGATTCTAGAAGAGCATATGCTGCAGGAGGATTTGCACCTAGTCACACAAATGTGATTGAAAATATTTTAATTAATAGTGGTGGAGATTTTGTTGACACAGGTGATCTTACAGTTTCGAGAGGATATTTAGGAGGATGTTCAAATGCACATGGCGGTTTGAATGATGGGTATCAAGGAACAAGACCATCACATGTGTCTGGAGCAGGAAGAGGTTTTATTGGTGGTGGATCACAAAGTAATACAATAAATATGATTCAAATTTCAACTCTTGGTAATGGTATAGATTTTGGAGAATTACCAACACACCATTATGGAACAGGTGCAGTATCTAGTGGTACAAGAGGACTGTATGCAGGATCTTCACCTTACAGTAATAATATAAGTTCTTTTGAAATGGCTACAAGAGGCAATGGAGCTGACTTTGGAGATATATCATCATCTAGACAAAGACTTGGGGGACACAGTTCTACTACACGAGGTGTATTTGCTGGTGGTCAATCAGGAAGTGCTCCAAATTATGATGAGCATGACACTATAGAATATGTAACAATAGCATCAGCAGGTAATGTTACAGATTTTGGTAACTTAACAGTTTCAAGATGGTTTGTTGCACCTGGTGGATCATCAACGAGAGGAGTGTTTGGAAGTGGTGTTTCTAATCCAGCTGGTAATCATAATACAATTGATTATATAACAGTAGCTTCAACTGGTGATGCAACAGATTTTGGAGATTTATTAGCAGCGAGTGGATACACGGCTGGATGTTCTAGTTCGGTTAGACAAGTATTTGGTGGTGGCTATACTCCAAGTGCAGTTAATGTATTACAATATGTAACAATAGCTTCAACAGGAAATGCAACAGACTTTGGAGATTTATTGGATACAACAGCATATGCTACTGGAACTTCAAATAGTGTAAGAGGTATAATTGCAGGTGATTTAAATCCAGGTGAAACTGATGTAATACAATTTATAACTATTGCTTCTACAGGTAATTCAGCTGATTTTGGAGATTTATTACAAGCAGGTCACTCACATGGATCAACATCTGATTCACATGGAGGTTTACAAAATTAATATAATCTAGTATTATCCTAGGCATGAAAGACGAATTATTACAGTTGTTTCCAACACCTTTATTAATTACAAAATATGAAGGTTCTTTAGTTAATGAATTAAAACATATTAATACATTAGACTGGGTAGAACAAACTGCAAATAAAAATTTTAAATCTAAAGATACTTATTTATTAGATCACGAACAATTTAAAAATATAAAAAATTTTATATATGAAAGTTTAAATAAATTTACTAAAAATATATTTCAATCAGATCAAAGATTAGTTGTTACGCAATGTTGGTTAAACAAAAATCCTAAAGGATCTAAACATCATGAACATGTGCATCCTAATAGTATTATAAGCGGTGTATTTTATTTTAAACAAGATCCTAAATTACCACCAATACAATTTTCTAAATCAATACAACACGCAATGAAACTTGACCCTAAAAAATACAACAACTTAAACTCAGAAACTTTTTTATTACCATGTACAGGTGGAGAGTTGATATTATTTCCATCTAGTTTAAAACATAGTGTGCCTATTAATCAAAGTAATGAATTAAGAATTAGTATGTCTTTTAATACTTTTTGTATTGATACGTTAGGTAGTAAAGAAAGTTTAACCCATTTAGATATAAGAAGGATGATAAATGAACACAATTAAAGATTACATATATGTAGAAAATTATATACCTGTAGAGTTATGTGAAGAATTAATAGATGAGTGTAATAAAAAAGAATGGAAAAAACATACTTGGAATAATTATGTTTCAGGAGAATTTTCATCTGAACCAACAAAAGAGTTAGATGTCATGAGTTGCACTCAAGAACAACAAGCAAAGATAACACCTTATCTTGTTAAAGCATTAACTAAATATCAAGAAAAATATAGCGTGCCAGGAGAAAAGACTCAAGGACCATGGCTTAGTAAATTTAGTCCAATACGTTTTAATAGATATCCTGTTGGCACCATGATGAGAGAACATTACGATCATATACACAGTATATTTGATGGTCAAATGAAAGGAGTTCCAATAGTATCTATTGTAGCCAATCTAAATGAAGACTATGAGGGCTCTGAATTCTATTGCAGAGGAGAGAAAATTGAGTTAAAAACAGGTGATATACTGT